CGATGACGACCCGAAGTCGCCGGCGGGCCAGGCTGGTGAAGCCGTCGCGCCGCTCGGCCCCGGTGACAGCGGCGACGAGCTCGAGCGCGAAGCTCCTGCCGCTCCGCCTGCACCGGGCCCTGGCGATCTGGTTGGCGAAGACACGACGGCTGGCGTGGTGCTGCTGGCACCGCCGCCACCGGCACCAGGCGCAACGCCGACGGTGCGTTCGATTGTGCGGATTCCGCTGCCGGCGGGTGACCCGGCTGACGAGTAGGAGAGAGACAAGATGGCCAAGCACGTTCTCTACAACGCCAGCGTCGTGGTGAATTCCGTCGACCTGAGCGACCACGACAACCAGGTCGAGTTCACAGTCGGCCTGAACACGCAGCCGGCCGCCGCGATGGGCGAGCTACAGGACTACAGCATGGCCGGCACGCAGAAGATCAGCAGCGTGAAGGCCAAGTTCTTTCAGGACTACGCGTCGAGCAAGGTCTACGCGACCCTGATGCCGCTCTTCACCAACCGGACCACCTTCAACGTGGTGCTGAAGGCGGACGCAGGCGCGACGTCGGCCACCAATCCGGCGTGGACGATCCCCTGCATCATCGGCGATCTGCCGGTGGTCAGCGGCAGCCGCGGCGACGCACACATGATCGACGTTACGTTCGAACCAGCGGGCACGCACAGCATCGCCACGTCGTAACTTGTTCGCTGCTCCGGGCCGGTAGGGCACCGGCTCGGAGCCATTGCCACAGGAGGGCACTGTGTCTGGATTCCTCTCGAAAGATGCACTGACGGCCGCGGCTGGGAAGCTGCCGGTCGAACGTGTCGACCTTCCCGAAATCGGCGGGCACGTCTTCGTGCGCGGCATGTCTGGCGTCGAGCGCGACGCGTGGGAACGCTCGCTCGTCGTCGGCAAGGGTCGCCGCCGCGACTACAACCTGGACAACGTCCGCGCCCGTCTCGCCGCACGCACCATCTGCGGCGCCGACGGCGTGCGCTCGTTCGGTGACGACGACGCTGAGATGCTCGGCAAGATTCGCGTCGACTGTCTGAACCGCATCTTTGAAGTCGCGCAGCGCCTGTCAGGCGTGAGCGATCAGGACGTCGAAGACTTGGGAAAAGGTTCCGAGCTGGAGGCTGGGAGCGGTTCGTCTTCGAACTGACCGAGAAGCTCGGAGGCATGACCGCTGGCGAAATGCTGACGCGCATCTCGTCGGCGGAACTCTCAGCCTGGCATGCGCTCTACCGCGTGCGACACGAGGAAGCCGAGCACCAGCGGCACCTCGAAGAATCCGGAGACGGCACCGTGATCGTCTCGGGCCGTGATGACGACGAGGACGACGACTGATGGCCAGCTACAACGCGGCAGGACAGGCCGGACTCGCAGTCAAGATCCAAGGGCTGCGCGAGGCGAAGCGTGCGTTCCAGGCGCTGCCTGAGGTGACGCGTGAGGCCATGCTGTCGGCGGTCGAGATGACCGCGCGCGAGCTGGCCCGCGCTGCCCAGGAGCGCATCGCCCGGTCGCCCTCCATCAACACCCGCAGCCTCTACAACGCGATCGCGTGGCGCGTCACGAAGACGAACGGCCGCGCCAAGGTGGGCGTCAGCCCGAAGTCGACCACGTTCTACAACGTCAGCACACGCAAGCGCGAGACGTTCAAGGGGCGCATCGGGGCGCGCGGCGGCAAGCAGGTGCTGATCAGGCCGGATCGTTACGCCCACTTCATCGAGTTCGGCACGCGCAAGGCTCCCGCTGAGCCGTTCATGATTCCGGCGGCAGAAAGCCAGAAGGGGCCGTTCCTCGACCGCTGCAAGGCGGCCGGGCGGAAGGTCGAGCAGGATATGGCCAACATCGGCGCGAGGATGCTCTGATGGCGACCATTGCCACGCTGGTCGTCGACATCGCCGCCAACCAGGCGCAGTTGATTCGCGACGTCGACAAGATCGGCAGCAAGCTCGATTCCATCGGCGGCATGGCCACGAAGCTGGCCGGAGCGTTCGGCCTGGCGTTCTCGGTCGACGCGGCCATCAGTTTCGGTCAGGCGCTGATGGACGACGCCGATGCGCTCGTGCGCATGTCCGACCAGACTGGCATCAGCATCGAGGGGCTGAACCGCCTGCAGGCCGCGGCCGACGACGCCGGGAACGGCATCGACCAGATCACGGCTGCCGTCACCAAGATGGAAGACAAGGTGGCGTCTGGAGACCTCGCCGCCGGCAACGCGCTCAAGGCCATCGGCCTGAGCATCGAGGACATCCGCAAGCTCTCGCCCGACCAGCAGTTCATCGCCATCTCGGAAGGTCTGCGCCAGATCGAAAACCCGGCCGAGCAGGTGCGCATTGCAACCGACCTGTTCGGCAAGACCGGCGCGCAGGTGCTGCCCACGCTGAAGCGTGGGTTCGACGACCTAAAAGACAGCGCGGTCGGCATGTCCGAGGATACCGCGCGCGCGCTCGACGACGCGGGTGACACGCTGACGCGATGGAGCCGCACCTTCAAGGGCGTCGCGGCTGACGCGCTCGTCTGGGCGGGCCGCATGGCGCAAGCTGGTTTCAATCCTGCCACCGCGGCCATGCAGGACATGCAGCGGACCGCTGAGCAGGCCGCTGAGTCTGCCAAGAAACTGACCGAGAAGCTGGCAGGGCCAGAGCTGGCCAAAGGCGCCGCTGCGATTGCGCCGAGCATGGAGGCCGTCGACCGCGCCATTAGGCAGGCCGAGAAGGACCAGCGTGCGCTCGAGCAGGCGCAGCGCGAGGCCAAGCGCGCTTCTGAGCAGGCCGAGGCGCAGGCCCGACGTGAGGCAGCAGCGCGCACCATCAACGCTGAAGCGCTGACCAAAGAGATCCGCCTGTTGAAACTGCGCGCGGGTGGCACGCAGCTCACGGAAGTGCTGCCGGAGCTCGATCCGGCGCGCGGCCTGTCCAAGATCGGCAAACTAATCTCGCAGCCTCTGGAAGACGCGATCGGACCGTCGTTCGCGCAGCGGTTTGGCGCGCGTCTCCCGAACGTCATCCAGTCGGCGTTCCAGGGCGGTGGCAACGTCCTCAAGAGCATCGGGTCGGCGTTCGGCGGCGACTTGGGCAAGGCGATCGTCGGCACCGGCACCAACGGTCTCGGCGGGTTTCTGACAGGAGCGCTCGGCAAAACGTTCGGCGGCGCGCTCTCGGCGATGATTCCAGGCCTCGGCTCGGTGCTCGGCGCACTCGGCACCAAGTTGATCGGGAAAATCTTCAGCAATCCCGAGAAGCAGGTGAACCCGATCCGCCAGGCGTTCGTGGACGCGGCTGGTGGCCTCGACGCGCTGAACCGCAAGGCGGCAGGGGCTGGTGTGACCCTGCGCGCGGTGCTTGACGCCAAGACGCCCGAAGCCTACAAGCAGGCGATCGACGACCTGAACGCGTCGTTCGAGTTCCAGGACAACGCGATGAAGACGCTCGACGAGACGGTGAAGCGCTACGGCTTCACGATCGACGAGCTTGGCCCCGCGATGCAGCGGCAGGCGCTCGACAAGCAGGCGCAAGGGCTTTATCAGGACTTCCAGGTGCTGACGGCGGCGGGCCTGAGCGTCGACACCGTGCTCGGCAAGATGGGCGGCTCGATTCAGGACTTCGTGACGCAGTCGCTGCGCACGGGCACCGAGATCCCGATTGCCATGCAGCCGATGCTGCAGAAGATGGTCGAACTCGGCCAGCTCACCGATGCGAACGGGAACATCATCACCAACCTCGAAGACTCCGGCGTCAGCTTCGCTATGACGATGTCGCAGGGGTTCCAGGAACTGATGAAGAGCGTCGACAAGCTGACGCAGGCCATCGCGCGTGGCCTCGGCGTGGCGCTCGACAACCTGCCGACCGAGACGAACCTCGACGTCAACGTTCGCTACAACACCGAAGGCGGCCTGCCCGACAGCATCGCCGACCCCATGCGCGACATCAACCTGTACCCGATGGCGGATGGCGGGACAGGCCGCGTGACGCGTCCCACGCTGTTCCTCGCCGGCGAGGCTGGCGCTGAAGACTTCGCGTTCTCAGGCGGCGGGCGGTCGTTCAGGTCGTCGGGTGGGAATGCCTCAATCGACACGTCCATCCTGAGCGCCAAGCTGGATTCTGTGAACGAGCAACAGACGCGCCTGAACGATTACATGACCGGCCTGTTTGCGCGCGACCTGGCGCGGGCCACGCGCGACGAGGTGCAGAAAGTCGCGTGGAGGAAGCGCTACTAATGACGTTTCCAGCGCTGGAACTGAAGTTATCGTCGATGCGCTACAGCGCGGACTCGACGTTTCTGACCGTGCGGGCCTATCGCCTCGACGACGGAGGTCTGGACGCGCAGGGCCAGCAGCTGTACGTCCGCACCCTGCGCCGCACGCGCTCGTTTGTGCTGGCGGGCTACGTCGACACCTCCGTGATCCTCGCCTACGCTCGGCAGCGCCTGGCGGAGTGGAATACCGAGTTTAACCTGCACTGGTCGGCGGATCGGTTGATATGCAGTCTCTGACGGCCAACCCCATCGTGTTCTCAGCCGCCTGGTTCGCACGCCATCAGCGTGTGCTGCTGGGCCTGTTGAATGCGCCGGTCATCTGGCGGTGGTTCCGGTGGGTGCTGTGCATCCGTCAGCACGACGTCGGGTATCGCGCCCGCATCGTGCAACTGCTCCCCCACGCCTACACCATCGAGAACGGCGACGGCACCTACACCAC